CGTCACCCAGGACGGCTACCTTGACCTGACGACCGGCGAGTACGTCGAGGGCGCGCCACCAGAGGGCGCCGGGCCGTGCGCCGGTGGCCAGGTCGAGTCCCCTGGGGATGTCTCTCCCGGCCAGCCGGTGCCGGAGCCGGAGCGGGCGTGATGGTAGCGACCGGTGCGCAGCGGCTCGGAGCGTCCGACAGCGTCGACGTTCCCCCGGTGGCGCCCGGCCTACAGTCGGCGACCGTGACCGTGGTCGCCGGTGAGGCGACGGTGACCACGGACGACGGCGCCGTGCAGGTCCCGGCCGGGGTTTCTCTCACCTGGAGCGTCGCTAAGGACTCTGACGCCACGCTCACGCTGTCTACGCTGCAGGTAGAGGCCGCGCCGTCGTCGGATGCGCTGGTGACGTGGACGAGGCTGAGCTGATGTCTAGGGGCTAGCTGGTCCGTTGACCTGCCGGGGCGGCGTGTCGACACCTACACCGGGGCAACTAACGCGGCCGAGAGGTGTTCGCGGTGGTGTTCGATACGCCGTTCCTGGCGGCGCCGGGCGACGTCGGGCGGCGGGGTCGAGGGCTACGATGAGCGGTAGCCGCTGGCATAGGGGTCGGGCAGCCTCACGTCTCTTTGAGGTCCCCTGCCATGGCAACCAAGTGCTATAGCTCGGTGCGGTCCTGCGCGGCCCGGATCACCAAGCTTGACTCGTGCGGCCGCCCCGTCCCCCCTGGAACCGAATGCGGATACGTCGTCACCAAGGGTTACACGGAGATCGCTTTCACACCCGAGACGACTGAGCCGGACGAGATCGAGCAACGCAACGCGTGCGGCGAGGTCTGCGTCACCGATCGGTCCTGCGAGGAGCTCCGCTGGATCAACGTCGCTATCACGTTCTGCCAGGTAGACCCCGACGTCATCAGCCTGATCACCGGGTATGAGCGGGTCCTTGATTGGGAGGGCAACTCCGTCGGTGTGCGGGTTCGGCGACAGATCGAGTGTGACGCGGGATGGGCGCTGGAGACCTGGTCGCGGGTGCCGGATGTCCAGTGCGAGCCGACGGCCGCGCAAGGTCAGTGGGGCTACTACCTGTTGCCGTGGCTAGTCGGCGGCATCATCGGCGAGTACACGTTGGGCAACAACGCTGTCACGTTTTCGTTGACGGCGCGGACGAAAGCCGGTTCCGGGTGGGGCGTAGGCCCGTGGGATGTCGACCAGCAGGACGCCGCCGGCACACCCGGGCCGCTGCTCACCCCGATCGGTCCTGACGACCACGAGGACATGCACCTGACGACGATCGCGCCGCCAGAACCTGAGTGCGGGTGCCAGCCGATGCCGGACTACTCGCTCGGCGACGTGTCCTGACCGGGGGCGCGGCTCGTGTCTGCTCCTGATGTCGTGTTCGTTGTCCGGCCGGGCGACGCAAACCACGCGTTGCGGTACGCGCTGCGCAGCCTGCAGCACGTCCCGCACGGGCGGGTGTGGATCGCCGGGTACAAACCGTCGTGGGTCAAGGGTGTGCGGTACGTGCCGGTGCCGCAGCGCGGCACCAAATATGAGAACTCGACGGCAAACCTTCGAGCGGCCTGTAGCCACCCCGACCTGTCGGAGGAGTTCCTGTTCTGGCAGGACGACGTGTTCCTGATGCGCCCCGTCGGGTCGATCGGCATGTATCACCGGGGACCGGTCGCCGGGGTGGAGCGGTACTACGCGTCTCGGGCACACGGTATGTACCTGCGTGGCCTACGTGAGACTAGGGCGCTGCTGAAGCGGCTCGGGTACCCCGACCCACTCTCCTACGAGCTGCACGTCCCTATGCCTATGCGCAAGACCGAGGTGCTCAAGGCCTTGGACATCGGGCGGAACATCCGGGCGCTTCACAAGCGCACTCTCTACGGCAACCTGTTCGGGGTCGGCGGGACGAGGATGCGGGACCCGAAGGTCGTCCGGCTCAATGAGCCGGTCAACACAGCTGCCCTGTTCTTGAGCACGATGCCGCAGACGTTCGAGCATGGGAAGGTCGGGCAGTACATCCGTCGATCGTTCCCAGACGCCTCACCGTATGAGGGGCGCCGCTGATGTCGGGGCATGGGCCGTGCTGGCCGCCGCCTGATACGTCGTTGGCGTGCTGCCGCGGCATCGATCTCGATGCCAGCGACGTCGCCGACGAGGTGGCGCGGTGGGCGCCGGTCGCCGCCCGGATCCTGTGGGCGCTGTCGGGTCGGCGGTGGGGTCTGTGTGAGGTCACGGTGCGGCCGTGTGGCCGGGAATGCGACGGGGAGACGACGTACTACGGCCGCGACAACTACGGCGGGTCCCCGTTCAACCCGCATCTGCGAGACGGGGCATGGGTCAACACCATCTGCGACTGTGAGAGCCCGTGCGCGTGTTGCGCGGTGTGCGAGGAACTCCTGCCCGGGCCGGTGGAGGAGGTCCTAGAGGTGTGGGTGGACGGGGAGCTCGTCGACCCCGCCACGTACCGGGTAGACGACCACCGGCGCCTAGTCCGCCTGTCGGGATACCCGTGCTGGCCGCGCTGCCAGGACCTAGGAGCCGAGCCGGACGGGCCGGGCGCATTCGCGGTGACGTATCTACGTGGGCTGCCACTCGACGACGCCGCGATGTGGGCGTACAGCAAGTACGTCTGCGAGCTAGTCAAAGCGTGCGTCGGGGACCGGACGTGTGAGCTGCCGAAACGTGTTCAGTCCATCACCCGCGAAGGCGTGACCGTGAGTTTCGTCGACCCTATGGACTTTCTTGCCCAGGGCCGCACGGGGCTGCCGTCGGTGGACGCGTGGATCGCCGCGGTCAATCCTGCAGGGCTCACCCGCCCGGCCGCCGTGTACTCCCCTGACCGGCTCCCGCCTCGCACCCAAACGTCCCCGAGGTGGGGCCGGTGACCGACCGGGTACCGGTGCTAGCTGACCGGCTCCTCACGTGCCTATGCGATGCTCTGGACGCCTCGCTCGGTGGTCCGGTGTGCCGGTGCTGTCTCGCGCCCGGTGTCGCGGTGCCGATGGACGTGTGCTGCCAGTGCGGCGCCGGCGACGGGCAGGCAGCTGTCCGGGTTGCGCAGATCTACCCCACCACTAGTTTCCCGGATCCGATCGTCCAGTCCTCACGTTGCATGCAAATGGAGTGGGCGGTAGTGCTGGAGATGGTCGTGTACCGGTGCGCGGCCACGCTAGACGACTCTGATCCCCCGCAGCCGCCGACGTGTGAGGAGGTCACGCGGGACGCGCTCGTCGCCGCCGACGACGCCGCCGCGATGCGCTGCGCCGTCACCTGTTGTTTCGGGGCGGATCCGTGTGAGCCGGGCGCCGTGCCCGGGGCGTGGCAGCCGATCGGCCCTAGCGGCGGCTGCCATGGCGGGGCGATGCAGGTCACAGTCGCTTTGGGCGCAGAATATTGCCCCGGCGTGTCCTGACCCCTTCCCGGGGGCGGGTTACCGTACTGACGCAAACCTGCACCACGATTCTCGCCGGAGGGGGACACTCACACAATGAGGCTCATCATCGCTGCCGCCGTACTCGCCGTCGCTGTAGGCTGCACCGGCGGCGGGGGAGGCGACCCGGCCCAGGCCGGGCAGAAGACCGCCACACCGAAACCCGAGACGACTCAGGCACCGAAAGTCCACGTCAAGGAGGTCGGGTACGGGCTCGACGCCGATATGTTCGGCCGGCTCGCAACCGTCGCCGTCGTCGATAACCCGTCGACGGCGCGGGTCCAGGTCCTCGTCGACATCGCCGCGTACGACCGGGCCGGCAAGGTGCTCGGGCAGGAATCAACCTACGTCGCTATCGGCTCTCAGCAGACCGGCGCCGTCTCGGTCGGAGTCGAGGTCGGTGAGGACGCTGTAGTCGACAAGGTCGCCGCGGAGGTCGACATCGTTGACCACGCCGTAGACGACACCCCCGGCCGGTCGGTCACCGCGAAGAGCGTCGCCCACTGGGGTGACGACTACAGCGACGGCCGGGTCACAGCGCAACTGACCAACGGATACGACGCGAACCTGCGGCACTATGAGGTCACTGCCGTGTGCTACCGCGACGGGGGCATCGTCGGCGGCGGCTTCACCTACGTCGATGTACTCCACCGTGCCGGGACGGACCGGCCGGTCGAGGTGCCCGTAGACATCACCGGCGACGCCGACCCTGAGCGATGTGACCTGTACGCGAGCCTGGACTGGCTCACGAGCAACGAGTAGGAGCAGATCCCGTGGCGCGTGTGACGGTGACGGTCAACCGGCTCGAGCTAGGGCGGGTCCTACGGGGGTCGGCGACTAGGGAAGTTGAGCGGGTCACACGCGAGACATGGAACGGCGCCCGCCAGCGCGCCCCCGTCGACGAGGGGACGCTGCGGGCGTCGCTGCTATACCGGGTGGAGACCGGCCGTACCCGAGTCACGGGGACCGTATGGTCCCCGTTGCAGTACGCCCTGTACGTACATGAGGGGACCGGTATCTACGGGCCACGCCGCCGCGTGATCACCCCTCGGCGGCACCGGTTCCTAAGGTTTGAGGTCAAGCCCGGCGGTCCCCTACGGGCAGGGCAACGGGTACCAGCGAGAGGGAACCGGCGGGTGGTGTACGCGCGGTTCGTACGCGGTACCCCACCTAACCGGTTCTTGACGGACGCGCTCGAAGAGGTGTCGCCGTACCCTGTGGTGCGGCGCGACCGATAGGAGACCACCGATGCCTGTGCCTGATGTCCCCGATGACCTCGTATTCACCACCGGCGCGAGATCGGCCGGCGAGGAGCGAGAGACGGTGCCGTTCGCGGTGGACGGCACCGTGTTGACTGCCAGGCGCCCGAAGGAAGCCCACCTACTACTGCTTTCGGAGGCGGCGTCTAAGAGGGTCCCTACCGCCGACAAAGTGCACTTGGTGTTTCAGTTTCTCGATGGATGCCTGACGGATGAGTCGTCGCGGCATCTGCGGGACCGGCTCCTCGACCCCGACGACGCGCTCGACGCCACCGACGTGTTCGCGATCATGGAGCGGCTCGTGTCCCTGTGGGTAGACCAGGGCAGCGAGAACCGGGCCGCGAGGCGGGCGGCGAAGAAGACCACCGCTAGGCGGTGATCCGTGGCCGGGCTGCCTGGGCTGCGGCCGCCACGAGAGCTCATCCTAGACGGCGAGACCTATCGGCTCGTCGACTGGTCGACGGCCGTTGACGTGCTCCCCGCGTTCGAGCATCAGGCGTGGCCGCTCGCTCTTCTAGCGAACGTTCTCGACAGCCGATCATCTACGCGGCTGCTCGCCCGGTGCGTCGACGAGACTGACCCGCTTGACCTACCGGACCTGCACAACATCGCGGCGCGGCTGGTCGAGGTCACATTCGGCCAGCCGTATTGGGTGGCCGGCCGCCTGCTCGGCATGGCCGTAACGGAGTGGTCCCGCGTCGACGGGGTGCTGCTGCTGCGTGGCGTGGACCTGGCTGCGCTGCTGGAGTCGTCGCCCGCGCGCGCGGTCAGTGTGCTTATGGCGTTGGTGTTGGAGGGGCGAGACGACTCTGACCGGCACCGCATCGAGTTCGAGCTGCGGCAGCCCCCGGCGACCGCGCCAGCCGAAGCGGAGTTGTGGACCGCTGAGGATGAGGGCGCGTCGTTCCTCGCGGCCATGGCCGCGAGATAAGGGCTGGCAGACTATCCGTGATGCCGCTGGCTCGGGGCCGGGTCGCCGTCCGCGCATGGTGAGGTGCCCGGGTGCTGGCAGAGGCCGCGGTTGAGATCACCGCGAGGCTGGACAGCCGCGACGCGGAACGCAACGTGCGCCGCGACTTGGACCGGGCCGTCGAACGCGCCGCGCGGCAGGTTGAGCGGGACAATCGGCTCGGCGCGGCGGTCGCGAAGGGGTTCCAGGGCGCTGAGCGCGCGGCCGGGCAGGCCGGGCAGAAGGCGGCCGACCGGTTTTGGCGAGACGCCAGCGGCCGGCTACGAGACGCGAACACCGGTAAGTGGGTCAGCGAGGCGTTCGCGCGGGCTGAGATCGAGGCGGGCCGGGGTGGCCGCGACGCTGGCGAGGAGTTCGCGCGCTCCTTCGGGGACGGCGCTGGCCGGGGAGGACGCCGCGCGGGACGGAGCTTTGCGAACGCGTTCCGCCGGGAGGTCGTCGGTCGGTTGGCTCGGATCTCGCTCGGTGGGCTCCTAGCGCCCGTACTAGGGCCGCTGGTCGCCGTCGGATTCTCCGCGTTGGCTGCCGGTGCCGCGTCGGCCGCTGCGGCGCTGACTTCGCTGGTCGCCGCCTTGGCTCCGCTAGCCGGTGGATTCGCCGCCCTACCGGCGTCGATCGCGGGGGTAGCCGCGGTCATGGGGACGTTGCGGGTCGCGTTGTCGGGTGTCGGTGACGCATTCGAGACTGCGCTGACCGGGGACGCTGAGGAGTTTCAAGAGGCTCTAGAGGGCATCTCCCCTGCTGCCCGGTCTGTGGCGCGTGAGCTGAGGGCGCTCCGACCCGCTCTAGATGAGATCCGAAACGCCGTACAGGACGTCTTTTTCGGGCCGCTCGAAGGGCAGTTGACGCGTGTCGCGGACGCATTGGCTGGGCCGGTACAGCGAGGTATGGCGCAGGTCGCGCGGCAACTCGGCTTAGGGGCGCGAGAGCTCGCCGCGTTCGCTTCTGAGGCCGAGACCGTCGCGGCGACACGCATCGTGTTCGGCTCCGTCGCGGACGCGCTAGCGGAGCTGCGGCCCGCGCTGGAGCCAACGCTTACAGGGCTGCGTGAGCTCGTGACAGCGATCATCCCCGCATTCGGCGGGTGGGCAGCCAACGTTGCCGACCTCGCGGAGCGGTTCGAGGCGTGGGCGACTGCCGCGGCACGTACTGGTGAAGCGATGCAGTGGGTGGACGACGCGCTGACCGTGATGGGGCGGTTGTCCTCTCTGGCCGGTGACCTGTACGGGATCCTCCAGAGCGTGTTCGAGGCCGCGTCGGCGGCCGGACCGAACACGCTCGGGTGGCTTAGCGTCGCCGCTAGCGACCTGAACGCCTTCCTGGCCTCGACGGACGGGCAGCTCCAGCTCATCGCGTTGTTCCGCGAGCTGCGGAGGGTTGGGGAGGCGCTGTCCCCGGTGATCCGGTCCCTGGTGACCGAGATCGGGGACATCGCCCCGGCGATCGGGGACATGGCGACCGCGATCGGGCCCGGGTTGGCGGCTGCCGTGACCGCCCTCGGGGCCCTGGTAGAGGCGGCCGGGCCGGGCCTGAGGGATTTCGCGGGGGGCCTCAGCGAGGGTGTGCAGCAGTTGGCGCCGGCGCTCGGCCCGTTGGGCGCCGCGATCGGTCGGGTGCTGTCCGCGCTAGAGCCGCTGCAGCCGCTGGTCGGTCAGATCGCCGGTGCACTCGGGACCGTCCTCGCCGATGCAATGGAGCGCGCCGCGCCACTGATATCGACCGTCGCTGACGCATTGACTACGGTCCTGGAGCCGGTGCTGCCTGTGCTCACCCAGGGGCTGCTGGACATCCAGGCCGCGATAGAGCCGGTCATCGAGCATCTCGGCACGGGGTTGGCCGCAGCGATCGAGCAGATCGGCCCGGCTCTGCCGATCGTGGTGCAATCAATCATTGACCTCGGTGTCGCTCTAGCTAACGTCCTCGTAGCGTTGTCGCCCGTCCTCGGGCCGCTGGGGCAGCTCGCCGGCATCCTCATCACCCTAACTACGGCCGTGCCGCTGGTCCTGCTCGCTGAGGGCCTGACGCTGGTGGCGGAGGCGGGGGCGGCATGGCTGGACTGGATACAGCCGGTGATCGCCTGGGTTGGGCGGCTCGTTGCGAGCCTGAGCAACCTGCTGACCGTAAACGGTTCGGTCACCGAGGGCCTGCAGGTGTATCTCGGGCAGCTCCGGGAGGCATGGGACGCTACGGCGGCAGCGATCGACAACGCGGTGACGAGTGTCGTGACGTATACGGCGTCGCTGCCAGGGAGGGTGTCGGACGCGATCACCAGATTCGCGAACCTCGTGCGGCGAACGGTCGGTGAGGCGTGGCGGGCCGCGCGGAGAGAGGTAGAGCAGCGAATCGACGACATCGTGCGATACGTGCAGGGCCTACCGGATCGAGCGGAGAGGGCTCTAGCGGGGATCTCGGGCAGGCTCGTCGCTGAGGGCCGGGCCTTGATCGACGGTCTGATCGAGGGCGTGCGGCAGAAGGCGACCGAGTTGGCGTCGACCGCTGTGCGCGCGGTAGACGATGCGGTGGCCGCAGTGCGGGAGAGGCTAGGGATCTCCTCTCCGTCCAAGGTATTCGCGTTGATCGGTGAGCAGGCCGGGGCGGGTCTTGTGGAGGGGTTGCGTGGGCAGACTGAGGCGGTCCGCCGCGCGGCGGAAGATCTCGCGGACGTGTCCGTCCCGACGATGCGGGCGGCTACCGGTGGCGGGTGGTCTCCGTCGTGGGTTTCGGGTGGGGCCGGGCAGGTGGGCCGGTTCCCCGCCGCTGCTGCGGCGAGGGCTCCGGTGACGGTGCAGCAGACCATCAACATGCCGAGCCCGGTAGACCCGGACGCTTTCGTTGCCTACGTCAATCAGCGCCTAGTCGCCGGGCTGAGGGGTGTGTAGTGGCCTACGACGGATACCTGTGCCTAGATGGAATCCAGCTCGTGTCTCAGCAGGCCGCGGCGTATGCGTGTCAGGGATGGGCGCCGGACACCGCGACCGTCCGGGACTGCTGTGTCTGCCCTGGCCTGGACGCGGTACTAGGGCATCCGGACGGGTGGCAGACACCGGCGATCGACGCCGCGCCGTGGTACGACCCCACCGAACCCGACTCCTACGATTTCGGCGGCGTCATCATCCAGGAGGTCACGGGGCTAGGGCCGGGCCGGTTAGAGCGTGCGGTGAACGAGCTCGCGGCCGGTGGCGCTGTCCTTGGCCGCGTCCGGCAGGCGCCGCCGGTGATCACGGTGACAGGGATCCTGATGGGCCGCACCGGCTGCGCTATCTCCTACGGGCTGCGCTGGTTGCGGACCGCGCTTCGCGGCTCGTGCTCTCCCGGCACTCGTTGCGCCGGGGCGGATCTGCGGTACCTGGAGTGCTGCCCGCCGCCGCTGGACCCGGACTGCCCGGATATCGACTACGACGCCCATTTCGCGCCGTACTGGCGGACGTTGAAGCGGGTCTCGCTCGTCAGCGACGTGGAGATCATCGAGCGGATCGGGAAGCGCTGTTCCTGCGGGTGCGGTATGACCCCAATGGTTCGGGTGCAGTTCGCGTTCGCGGCCGGGCGGCCGTGCGCGTACCGGGAGCAGGTCACCCTCCACGATTCGGTGCCGTTGGCCGGCGGGGACACGTGGGAGAACTGTTTCACCTGGGTGCGCGTAGACGGTGGCGAGGAGTGCCCGCCGGATGAGGAGACGTGCACTATCCCGGACCCGTGCGCGTTCGATCCAGGATGCCCAACCCCGCCGCCCCCGCCGCCGGTGCCGGTGCCGCTCAACTCCTGCATCACGTGCACCCCGTTCGAGCAGGCCAGGATCTGCCTGGATGTGCCGCCGGACGTGGTGCCCGGGTGGGCTCAGGGCGTCATCGGGATGAGCATCTACGCCGGATCTCTCCCGCTACGGCACGTACGGGCGAGGTTCTGGGAGAACCCGCTTGGGTTGCCGGTCGACCAGCTAGATCCGTGCGCCGCATGTAGCGAGCTGAACGTGGCGTATATCCCCGCGTGGGGCACGTTTGAGCTTGACGGCGCGGAGCAGATCACGACGATCAAGTGCCCGGGGGCGGCGCCGGCCCCGGCCGCGCCTGTACTTGGTGGCCCGCCAGGCAGGCTGTTCTCGTATCCGGTGCTTGAGTGCGGTGGTCTCGCGTACACCGTGTGCGTGGACGTCGACGGCGCGAGCGTCGCCCTGGACGCCACCGTGTCCCTGTCTGCGACCGTGCGGGAGTGCTGATGGCGGCGTGCACGGAGCTCGGATGCGCTACGGAATACAGCGTGTTCGTCGCGGACCGTGGCGGGCGGACGATGCTCACCGCCGAAACCCTCCCCTACACGCGCCTGTCGTGGGGTCGTGTCCTCGACGGCACGAGCACGGCTCAGCTAGTCGTCGATACCGGGCAGGCGCCGGACTGCTGCGGGCTGCTGGCCGGGCTACGCACCTGGCGGCACGAGCTCATCATCTACCGGGACCAGGACAGGGTGTGGGAGGGGCCGATCACGGCGATCGGGCCGGCCGGACGGGACCGGGTCACTATCGACGCTCAGGACGTCACCGCGTGGCTGGGGGTGCGCGGCATCAACCGTGACCTGTGCTGGCATCCCGACGAGTGCCCCGACACCCAGCCGGCGGACCTGTCGACGATCGCCCAGGCACTCATCGTTGAGGGTCTCCAGCTCGACGACCCCAACGTGCTGCCCTACCTACAGGTGAGCCCGTCGGGGCAGACCGGTGAGCGGCACTACACCCCGGACGAGTCCGAGACCGTCCTAGATGAGCTGGAGGAGCTCGCGCGGACGAGCCTGGACTACACCGCTGTCGGCCGCTCCATCATCATCGGGTCCCCGCTTGCGTTCGGGCAGCTCGCGCAGCTTCGCTGCGACGACGTCGTCGGGGATATCGCTACGGTCGAGGACGGCGTGGCGGCGGCAACGCGCGTGGTGGTGATCGGGGACGGTGTGGTCGGAACCGCCGGCGGCCTGGACCCGTACTGGGGGCTGATCGAGCGCAGGATCCGAGACGACTCGATCAAGGACCTTGCGAGCGCGGTGTATGCGGCGCGGGAGATCCTGCGAGGCTCCAACCCTCCTCCGACATACGTGTACGTGCCTAGGGGCAGCCAGCTCGCTCCTAGCGCGCCGGTGTGTATAAACGACCTGGTGCCCGGGGTGCTGGTACCCGCGTACGTCGACTGCACGTGCCGCCCCACTACGACCGTGCTCAGGCTGCTGTCTTTGCAGGTGGAGGTCGACGCGGCCGGTGAGCAGGTGCGGCCCGTGCTTGTGCCGCTCGGAGTCGCATAGTACGGAGAGGACAGTGCCTACACCTCGCCCGCTCACGCTGGAGGAAAGCCTGCGCAGCATCCTGCGTAGGCTGCGGATCCTAGAGTCCCGCCGCGCCGTACGCGCCGGCGCGTGGGTGTTAGAGACCCGAGAAGACGACGGCGCGCTGGTCGCTAGGAACACCGCAACCGGCGCCGTGCATGTCCTCGCGCCGTGACGGCCGCGCGCTACGCTGATGCTGCTGCTGGCGTATGGGCCGAGCCAGGTCACCAGCTCGTGAGGTGCCTACATGGCGGGGTGCGGCTGCCAGAGCCAGCAATGTAACTGCGTTATCGTCGCCGGGTCAGGCACGACCCTCACCGGGTCCGGGTCGGTCGACTCCCCCTACGTCATCTCCGCAGACGTCGAGGCGCTTGAGGTCGCCGACACCGACACCGTCGACCTAACACTGGCTACCGGTGACCCGCAGCAGCTCACCGCCGACGTCAAAGTCGATCCGGCCGCAAACCTGCTTACTGCTAGCTCTGCTGGGCTCGCGGTGACGTGTGAGGACGTGCAGGACTGCGTCGGTGAGGCGGTCGCGGCCGGGCAGGGCCTGGAGTACGACGACGCCGGGAACGCGTTGTCGGCGTCTGTCAGCGGTGACGCGGGTAACGCGGTGACGTACGGGTCCGATGGTGGCCTATACGCGGCGGGGGCGGCTGCGGCGATCGTCACCGGCTGCGGTGTCACCGGCAACGGGACGAGCGCGGCGCCGTTGACGGCGGCGGTGCCTGCGTGGCCGTGGCCGTGTGCCGCTGACACGGCAGGGGAACCGGTCGCGTGCGGTGCCGACGGGCTGTTGCACGCGCCGCCGGTCCAAACGGTGTGGGTCGAATCGTTCAGCGGTGGAGCGTTGACGTACACGCCGCCGGCCGGAACATCAGCAGACGGGTTCGCCCAGCCGTTCGAGCTCACCCTCACTAACCCTGACGCGTGTCGGGAGATGCTGGGCACGGCGTGGGTGAGCGTGACGCACCGGGTGTCGATGGGGCCGGGCGCAGAGATCGCCGTGAGTATCTCCGGGGACGCGCACCACCGGTGGAGCAACGGCACCGACTCGACCCGGCAGTGGTTCCACCGGGCCATGGAGGGTGTCTCGCTCGCTATCGCGCCGGGCGGCACACAGACCATCTCCTGGACCGTCCAGTCCAACGTGCCTACCGGCAGCGCGACGGTGATCCAGACGATCTGTCAGGTCGGCGTCCAGGGTGTGAGCATGTGAAGGAGGGCATCGTGGTGCATAGATCGGTGTGGGGCCGTACGCCGGACGGCGCGTTGCACGCCGCCACTACCTGGTACGCGCCGACCGACAACACCGACGGCATCGAGTTGGCCGGCGAGCCGGGCCGGTGGCGGATCGTCGGGGCTGCTCTCCTCCCCGACGGCGCCACCCCGGTGCCTGCCGACGTCGCGGAGGTTGAGATTGCGGGCCTGGTCGAGGCCGCGGAACAGGCGATCGCGGCTGCGCAGCAGGAGGAGCGGCAGCAGCGGGAGGCCGACGTCGCGGCCCTCGTGACGGCCGGTATACCCGTAGACGTGGCAGCACGGCTACTGGGGGGCGCCTGATGGCTAACGTCTGTATCTCCGGGGGCCTGACGACAGATGCGCAGGGCCGGCTTACGATCGACGCGGCGCCGTGGCCGTGGCCGTGCGACCCCGGCACCAGCAACCGGGAGCCGGTCGGGATCAGCGCGGATGGCCGGTTGTGGGCGCCGCCCCGGCAGATGGTCGTCGAGCGCTATTTCTCCGGGCTTCCCTCACTAGATTTCGACCCGCCGGATCCCGGGGTCAATGCAAGCGGGTTCTCTCGTGGGTTCACCATCGAGATCAGCAACCCGGATCCGTGCCGGCCGCTGCGTGGGATCCTCATCCTGCACATCGACCTGCGCTGCCAGATCGCGCCGAACGCGCAGATCGTTGTGGCGGCGATGGGTAACAACGCGTGGACGATGCGGAACGAGGGATCCTCGATGCATAGATTCTTCAACGAGTTCACGCGGACCATAGCGGTCTCTATCCCGGCGGCGGATACCGAGACGTACTCCTGGACGGTGTCCAGCGACCTCGTCCAGGGCCAGACCGGCTATGTCACCAGCGTGTCTAACACGGTGCGGCTTATGGCCGTTAGCAACTAGGAGCGCCGCGGGTGGAGACCCTGTACCTGACTACGTACGCGCAGCTAGACGGCGACCTGTACGCGGAGACTGAGGTGTGGGACTCCGACGATGCGGGTGAGCGGCTTCCCGGCCGGCCGGGACGTTGGCGGCTCGTAGCGAGGATTGGTCGTATCCCGCCGGGGGCGACGGAGATGACTGAGGGCGCGTATGAGCGGCTCGTGGCGCAGCGCCGCGCCGCGATTGATGCGAGCTATGAGGCGGAGCGGGCGCTTCAGCTTGAGCAGGTGCGGCGGGCTCGGGCGCATCTGGAGCGGATCGGGGTGCCGGCAGAGCTCGCGGCCGTTCTTACGCCCGGCGCGGACGAGTGACCGGGGTGCGGGATACCGGTCGACATCGCGTCGGTGTTGACACCTACGGTCGACGGGTAACGCCCGGGGCTGGCTGGTCGGGTCCTGGGGTTTCCAACTCCCCTCCATCATGCAGTTCATCACCTTGTGTCCCCTCTGGTTCGTGCGTTTTGGTTGTCCGATAACCATCGTTATGTCAAGTAGTGGTTGACGCAGGCTGTGCTCAGGGCCCTAGAACTGCTGCTCGAACTCGTCGACCACCCAGTAGAGTTCCCTCGCGATCTTCGCGACCGCGAACGCGTGGGTGTCCGCCCGGATACGCCGGAGCTCCGGGCACACCTGGTGCAGTCCGTCGAGGACCTCCCGCAGGCGCGTCTCGACTCGCCGCCCGCGCTCACCGCGCAGGAGCCTGTCTGACCTCATCGAGTGGATGACGCCGTCGTATACCTGGTTGGCGGTCGAGGCCTTCGCACGGGTGACGCTCGTGACCAGCTCCCGGATCACCGCCGATCGGGTCGTGCCATGGTCGGCCGCGTACCTATCGATCTGGGTCAGTGCATCCTCCGGTAGTCGGATCTCGACGCGCTCACCGACGGCCGGCCTGCCCGCGCCGTCTCTGCGTCCGCCTCTGCCCTGACCGCTCACAGGATCTCGACCTCCCTCAGCCTGTAGCGACCGCCAACCGCGGTCTCGGCGATGATGCGGACTCGCTGCCCGACCTGGATATCGGGGTTACCGTCGGCGAGGTATGAGCTGTACACGCCGTGGACGACCTGGACGCTCTCATCACCGTCGGTGATGGTGTAGTACCTCCGGTCTCCTCCGATGAGGACGTTAGAGTGGGTCGGCTCCTGGATCGCCGTCACAACTCCCTCGATCTGGGTGTACTCGACGGTGCGAACCGGCACTTGGCCGGTGTACGGGGACCTCCGGCCGCGGATCTCGCGGGTGACGGTGGTGATCATCGCTACTCCTCACGTTTGATTTCCTACGTAGGAAATCAAACCACACTCGGGGATGATTGTCAACGGCGAAAATCAAGACGTGATTTCCGCGCTGGATCACCCGCGCCACTCAGGGTCAAGCGTGGGGTCATCCAGCGGCGGATCATCGTCGTGAGGCTCCGACGGCTGCCGCAACCGGTCGATGATCCGACTGGCCTCCCGACGCGTCAGGTCCCTGCTCGACGCAATCTCCCGGCCGACGACCTCACCGCAGTACGACAGGCAGTCCTCCCGGGCCGTGATCCCGGCCCCGGTCAGCGCAGCATGCAACGCCCGCAACTGATCCTGCGTCACCTGCTCCTCCCCCGGCAGCGGCGGCGACCCACCCACCGGCGCCGACGGCGCGGGCACCTGAGCGCGCCGAGCCTGCTGCGACGCAGCCGCACGCGGCCGAGTGGCGCGACGCGCCGACCCCCGGTTCGCCGCTGCCTCAGCCTCCGCAGCCGCACCGTCGTCGTCCCCCTCAGGAGCGACACCGGTGACGGCGCACAGGCAGTACCGCCGGCCGTAGGTGATGGCGGAGCCGATAGCCTGCGGCGATCCGCCCGTAGGCAGCGGGTACTGCCCCACCTCGCGCTCGCCGCTGACGTGGATCAGGGAGTACTCCAGCACGAACGCGCCGCCCTCGGCGATCCGCGGCTTCGCGGTAAACGCGAGCCCCACCCGCGCCAGGAGCGGCATGATGATCTCCGTCAGCTGCGACAGATCGGCGTACCGGTAGCTGTACGAGCCCTGCTTGGTCTGGACTCGCGCCTCAGACGCCTTCTCAATCTTGGGCAGTTGACTCTGCAGCGCCACCAGCGCCTCAGCCAGACTCTTCGGATATGCCGGCGTGCTCATGACTCGCTCCTAATCAGCGTGTAGGCGGACGTCTGCGGTGACACGAGCGGTTCGCCGATCAGGTCACGACCGCCCTCGGTGAACGCAGCGACCTGCTGCACGTAGAGGAATGTGCGGTGCTGAGCCGGGCCGGCGACGACCGGAACCAGGTCGTAGCCGTCAGCGCGGACGTGCACCACCCCCGTCGCCTCGACCTCCGGCATGGGGATCTCCTCACCGGCTTCCTCGTCGATGACGACATCGGCGTACCTGTAGGCCGCCAACTGCAACGCCGTCTCGCCGAACACGCCGGATCTGTTCGTTTTGATGTCCAGCAGCCACCTGACCCTGCGCCTCAACGCCGGGTCCGGCTCCGGGTCCCACGGGTCCAGCAGGTCCGCGATCATGTCGAACGTGCCGCAGTAGTCGTGCCGCTTGGAGTGCACGACGCGCTCCAGCATGACCGGTTGCACGTCCCACTCGTCCAGGAACTGGACGTACGACCCGACGTGTCCGGTGAGTTCGTCGGGCACTGTGACGGTCTCCCCCATCGCTAGACGCTCGGCCAGGGCGTGCACCTGGCTTCCCCGGTTCGCGGCGGCATCCCGTGTTGCATACCGGGCTGCCCGCAACTCCCTCAGGCGAGTGGCGGGAGGGAGCTCCGACAACTCCTCCCACCGGTCCACCGCAGCTTCAGCGGTCGCATCCCCGGACCATTTGACCAGGGCTGGTTTCGGGATGCCCTTGTCCAGGATCGTCGTGACGCTGGGGACCCGCCGGCCAGTCGCGTCATCCACGTAGTGGTGGTTCTTGCCGCTGTTGACGCGCCGGATCATGCCGCTCCCTCCCGGACCTCGGTCCGGCCGAGGATCATCGCCATCAGTTCGGCGGCGTCCTCAGGTCCCGTGGCCCTCCGGTGGATCAGGCGTTCCACCGCGGCCAGCTCCTCCGGGGAATTCTCGCCGGCGGTGATGACCGCCCCGATGCCCTTGGACCAGTCCTCACGCGGCCGCACCTCGGGGATCCGGTCGTCGCCGGCCAGGCGGCAACGCGACAACGCGTTCTGCAGCGTCCCCTTCGACACCTGCAGCCGGTCGGCGATGGCCGACACGTCGGTCTCGCCCTGCTGCATCAGCCACACCGCCTCGTCCGCCAACCGGCGGTCACGCGGCGAAGCCCCCTTCCGTTTCGTCACAGGACCCTCCTCCGCTCGTCGTAGAAGGGCAGGTCGAACAGGGCCTGGCTGCGGCGACACTGTGCCCTCCGTCGCCAGTCACGGACTTGTGCTGCGATGAGGAGCGTGCCGACAACGGCCGCGTTCAGCCCGACCCAGGCGACCAGGACGATCGCAGCGACCTGCAGTGCGTAGACGAGAGTGTCCATCGACC